TGATACCGGTGGGCGCGATACGGCGGCGGTTTATGGCCATCTGCGCCGGCTGCGGGATCCGCGCATTGCGCCGACCAAGGGCGTGGATGGTTGGAATAGGGCTCAGCCCGTGCAGGGGCCGACGCCGGTGGATGCGCTGGTGGATGGGCGAAAGCTGCGGCGCGGCTTGAAGCTTTGGACGGTATCGGTTTCGACCTGGAAGGTTGATCTTTATCGCCGGCTTTGGCTCGGGCGCGGCGAAGCGGGAGAATTCCCGCCCGGCTGGGTGCATTTGCCGCAGGGAATTGAGGTTGAATGGGTCAAGCAGTTGGTGGCCGAGCAGCTGCATCAGATAAAAGACCGGCGCGGCTTTGTGCGGCAGGAATGGGCGAAGCTGCGCGAACGGAATGAGGCACTGGATTGCGCGGTACTGGCGCGCGCGGCGCTGTGGTTGCTGGGCGCCGATCGTTATGGCGAGCGGTTCTGGCTGAGGCTGCGCGAGGATATCGCGAATACGCCGGTGGATGTGCCGCAGACTGAGACCGCCGCGTCGTTGCCTACACCAGCGAACCTGGAGCCTCCGCCACTGATGCGCCGGCCCGGTTGGCTGGCGCCGCGTGGTGGGTGGCTGCGCTGATCACTTTCGGGAGGAAATCATGAGCAATGGGGAACTCCACGCGCGTGAGCGCGAGGATCTGGCACTGCATGTCGAGCGCTGCGCCGAGCGCTACACGGCGGTGCGTGCGGAAATCTGTGGCCTCCGCAAACAGTCACGCCGCATTGAGGGCGCGATCTGGGGCATCGTCGCGGTGCTTATCGCGCTTGGCGCGGGTGGGGCGCAAATCCTGCCGATCCTACGCGCCCTCTCGCGCGGCGCGGGCGGGTGACTTCTTTCCCATATCTCGAGCGCTCCAAAGGGATTTATCAGACGTGCGGCGAAGGGAGCATTCGAATGAGTATCTCGTACATCAACGTCTAAGCTGACAGACAGTCTCTAATTGGAGGTGTCCCATAGTTCCTGGCGCGACAAAGCGCCAATTACTAGGGTTGTCGTCAACTCGAATAGTCCTCCCATCAGCATTGAAGCCACTATGCCATGAGTTTTGATGTGTCATGATTCTTCGATTTTCACAATCAAAAGATTTAAGCGACCGGATGCTTAATGCAGTTTTGCCAACTGAAGAGTTCGGATCCCAATTCGCAATCTCCCAAATCTGTACTGTGTTTCTTGTTCGACGGTCTGGGCGCTTTTGGAGCCAGATGAACGCATCCCCAGCCGAGCCAACCAACATCCAATCTGGGCCAGGATTTTGAAGATGTGCTGGTGGGACCGGCTTACGCGGTAAGGATTCAGATGGCCCCGAAGCTTGATTGCATGCTAAAACAAACGGTAAAAACACAAGAAAAACAAAATACTTCATGTTGCGTTTCCTCTCCTTATCGCCACGACCGAACGCTTGCTATGTTTTTCTATGCGGTTATGAAATGGTCTTACAAACGGCTGCGTCTCGCTTCCAGTGGGGATTGAGAGATAATTTCTAAGAATAACCATGCCCTAGCGTCAAATCAAAAATGCATCTCTTGTGCCGAAAAATGACGGAAGGCCAGCGATCGCCGGAGATAACTCATGGACCCCGCCACACTCGCCTGGGCGTTGGCACAACCAGCCGGCAGCCGCGCGGCCGTGCTGGCTGCCGCCTATACCGGCGGCGTCACGCGCGTCACCTTCGAAGGCCGCACGGTTGAATATCGCAGCCTGGATGAATTGGCCCGCGCCATTGCTGCGCTTTACGGCGCGGAGAACGCCGCCGCGCGGCGGCCGGGCATGACGCTCGCCAGCTTTTCCCGTTCCGGATGAAGGGGCGGAACTCCCGGTCCGACCATGCAGAGGCGTCCCCTATATATAGGGGGATTGTTTTCATCCTCCTCTCGAAAGGAGGCACCGCCGCATGCTCGAAATTCTCGTTCTGCTCTGTCTGGCCTATCTCGGGTTTGGCGTCTTTCTCACCGTGAGCCCAATCATTCGGGATAGCGTTTCCCTAAAACTTCACCCTGAAAAAATAGACGACAAGCGCGTCCTGCTGCTCAGGCGGGTAGTTTCTCACCTGGCAATCGCCCTGGCATGGCCCAAGCTGCTGCCGCGCACGGTGGGACCCGTGCAAATGAAACTATTCCCCAAATTGGTGTTCAAAAGCGGTTTACCGATCTCCATCCGTGCAACATTCAAGAGTTACCGGGATCCCGAAACAAAGGCGCGTATCATCCTTTCCTTGGTTACGGAAAAACTGAGGCCTTTACACCCTCCGGTTAAGCGCAAGAGGCGCAGCTTCCTTGACGAGGACGAGCCCGACCCTTCGCCGTGATCCGAAGGGCCCCGCCAGTAGTCGCGCCACCTGCCACGGCCCCATCCCGCTGCTTGATACCATCTCCGGAGCCCCCACCGCATGAAACACCGCCTGCGCGCCGCCTGGAGGGCCTTTCGGGGCTACGCGGCAGCGCAGGATAGTCGTGCCTCAAGCTGGGCGGCCTCGGGCGGCAGCGCGACGGCCGAGATCGGCATGGCCGCACCAGGCATCGCCCGCCGCGCGCGTGACGCCGTGCGCAATGACCCTTATGCCGCGCGCATCGTTGATCTCTGGACCGGCAACGCGGTGGGTGCCGGCATCACCACACGCTGGCCCGACGAACGCCACGCCGATGCCTGGCGCCGCTGGGCTGACAGCACCGCCTGCGATGCGGAGGGCAAGCTCGATCTCTATGGCCTGCAAGCGCTCGCCATGCGGGCGGTGGTGGAAAGCGGCGAATGCTTCATCCGGTTGGTCACCACGCGCCCATCGGCGCGAAACCCGATCGGCCTCAGCCTGCAAGTGCTGGAAAGCGATCATCTGGATACGTCGCGCCACGGCATGGTGAATGGCGCGCCGACCATTCAGGGCATTGCACTCGGCACGGCGGGCGAGCCCATTGGCTATTGGCTGCATCGCAGCCATCCCGGCGCGGCCTGGATGCTGCCCGGTGCAGCCTGGCAAAACAGCGACTTCATCCCGGCCCGCGATGTGCTGCATCTCTTTCGCAAGCGCCGCCCTGGGCAATTGCGCGATGTATCCTGGCTTGCACCCGTGCTCCTGCGCTTGCGCGACCTCGGCGATTACGAGGCCGCGCTGCTGATGAAGGCCAAGATCGAAGCCTGCCTCGCCGCCGTGGTGACTGAGGAGGGCGAGGATACGCTCACCGGTCCCGCCGCCAACCTGCTGCGCGATGCGCAAGGCCGCGCGGTGGAGAGCTTCGAGCCGGGGATGATCCTCTATCGGCGCGGCATGGGCAGTGTGGAGGTGGTGAACCCATCGGGCGGTGGATCGCATACCGCTTTTGCCCGCCGTGCCTTGGAAGCCGCCGCCGTTGGTACGGGCCTCACCTATGACCAGGTTTCCGGCGATCTGACGCAGGCGAATTACTCGAGCCTCCGCGCTGGCAAGATCGAATTCCGCCGCCTCTGCGAACAGGTGCAATACGGCATGCTGATCCCGATGCTGGTACGGCCCATTGCGGAGCGCTTTCACGCGCAAGGCGCGCTGCTCGGACTTTGGGGCGCTGATATGCCCGATGGCGTTTCCCATGTGCCGCCGGCGCATGAAATGATCGACCCGCTAAAGGACACCACGGCGCTGATCGCGCAGGTCCGCGCTGGCTTCACGCCGCAATCCGAAGCCACAGGCGCCTTTGGTTATGATTTCCGCCAGGCGGTCGAGGAAATCCGCAAGGCGAATGCCGCGCTGGATGCGGCGGGTATCTCGCTTGATACCGATCCGCGCCGCGTCGCCAAATCCGGTGGCGCGCAGGATGCGGCGCAAATGGCGGCGGTGGAAATCGCCGCCACCGGCGCGGCGGCACCGCCGCGACAGAACAACACTCCCGGAGCAGCAGCATGAGCACTGGCGGCTACGATCCGATTGAGGACATGGTGAAGGTCAAGAGCGTCCAAAAGAAATGGCGCGACAGCTTTACCGGCACCGACCTCAATCCCGGCAAATGGACCCAGCAGCTTGGCAACGGCACCAGCCTGAGCGTTGCCGGTGGCGTGCTCACCATGGGCAGTGGTGTTGTCGCTGGTGCGGAAAGCTGGGTGCTGAGCACCGAGGTTTTCACCATCCCCTTTCGCGTTTCCATCGCGCTGACGCTATCGCAACGCATCGCCAATCAGGGTTTCCTGGTGGAGGCGGTGAGTGTGAACCGCGAGACCGGTCAGCCTGATGGCCAGCACGCCATTGCGCTGCTGTTTGATGGCATCACGCCCACCTCGGCGAAGTATGAGGTGCAGAATGGTGGCCTCGCGCGGCTTTCCTCGGCGGCGGTCACGTTTCCGACCTCGGTCAGCGGCAGCATTTATGAGATTGAGGCTTTCGCTGATGAAGCCTGGTTTCACGGCGGGGCTTTGGATGCCGCGACGGGCCGCGCCAATTCCTATCGCCGGCATCAGCAAATCCCGGATCCCAATGCGCTCTATAAGGTGCGGCTGCGCTGGCTGAATGGTGCAACGCCGCCGGCGAGCAATACCAATGCGGTGGTGCAGTTTCTGGCGGTGCAGGATTACGCCGAATTGACGGCGGAAATCACCGCCGGGCGCGGGCAATCCGCGGCGGGGCAGAGTGTCGCGGTCAATGTGGTTGGGGTGCCAACAGTCACGCCCGC